AGGACGCGATGAACGTGACGGTTCTTCCACCACTCCCACACAGCCCTTGCGACCAAGTTGGCGAGGATGGAGATCAGCAGCATCGCGACAACGGTGCCGTATTTCTTGCGGCAGCGCAGCCGCAGCCGTGCCGCCAGCACCTCCTCCATGCGGTCAGGGGGCGCGTCGAGCGGATAGTCCTCGACCGCCATCTCGACCAGTTGGTCGCGTAGGCCGCCGTGGATCGCGAGCCGGAGGCCGCCGCGCTTCGCGACGAACTCCTTTAGCGAGCCGTACCTGACTTGTTCTGGCATCTGCCGTCCTTGCATGTTGGCGCCACGAGCACGCTCTTGGGCACCTTCCCCGTTCCGCCGCAATCCTGACAGGTCATGCGCACGACTCCGTCACCAACGACTCCGGCGCCGCGGCACGTTGGGCATGTGTCCCCAGGCTTCGGAGCCGGGGCCGGCGGCGCGGGGGCCGGCGCGGCCATGATCGAATACAGCCCCGTCGGCGCCACGAACGCCTGAATGTCATCGACGGTGGGCGCCGGCGAGCAGGCCAGCGGTAGGGAAATGACGGCCAGCACGCCGCAGCACGCCAGCGCGTCGAGTATTGCGAGTCGCATCAGATGTGCCCCGTAGCGCCAAACGTGGTGTGCTTCCGGCGAGGCCAGCCGGCAACGCTCGACAGCGCGATGCACGAGCAGCGGTCAATCGTGTCGGCCAACGCCCAAAACGAACCATCTGGAATGTCGATGTCCGTTCCGCGGACGCGACGAGGGCCGCGATTCCACTTGCTCCACGAGTTGTTCCAGAGCACGAGCGCCTGCCCGTACTTCTTCACGGTGTCGGGCCGGTCGTCGTAGCCCAGCCAGGATTCCGCGTGCGCCCAACGGGCGTTCTGGTCGGCCACGCCGTCCTCGTTGCGGGTGCTTGAGAACCCAAGGCCGGAGCAATTGAACACGCCGAAGCCGGCGGCCAGGAAGTCGCGGACTTGCTCGCGGCCCTTCAGGAACGTGGCGGTGCGAGCGACGTGCTGCTTCGACTCCGCGAGCCACTCGGCGCCGGGGGCGCGGGAGCCGCCCAGCCGCAGCGTGGCGGTGGTGTAGTTGGTGAGGTCGATCTTGAGGTCAGGGTAGGGCTTGCGAAGCAGGAAGCCCTTCTCGCAGGCGACCTTGGCGGCCTCGCTGCACACCCACCCGTCGCCGTCATACCCGCGCCACGCCCACAGGCTCTCGCTGGCGATGACGGAGTTGCGGACGCCCTCCGGCGGAAGGTCGGGGGCCACCTCGACGTGGCCCGATACCTCGTCGGGAAGGCCGTTCGCGATCTCCATGCCCAGCGACGTGAGAAGGCAGTTCGCGCTTGCCTTCGATACGCAGTCGCCAGTGAGTTGCGCTGGCCCAGGCCAGCAGTCGGGGAACACCTTCATCACCGCAGGGAACAGGAGCGTCAGTTTCCCGGCCCCGGCCCCGGCGAACTCCCACTCATGGGCCACGTCTTCGCCAACGGGGTTGCCGCCGCCGCGAATGATGTAGTCGGCAAAAATCTCGTCGGAGCGAGGATTCTTTCGGCAGCCGACAAGGCCGGCGCCGTAAGCCGAACGCGGATCAAAGTCACTCGCCATGAATCGTGAACGTCCATGAGAGGACACCGCAGGCCGCGACCATCTTTCCGCGAGCGTCGGCGTCGAGCGTCTTGATGTCGGCGCCGTTCGCGGCCACGAACACCTCGTCAATCGCCGGCCCCAGGCCGTCGTACTTCCCCACGTCCTTACGGTCGATGGCGAGGTCGAGGCTGCCGGCGTGGAACGCTTCAAACTTGTTCGTGTCGGTGATGATCGGAGTCGGCCGGTCGCCGTCGCGCAAAAGCACGAAGGCGATGGCCTCGTAGAAGTTCGCGAGATAGGCCCGGTCGCGGGGCGTCATCTTGCTCGCGATGGGTCGCAGGCTTGCGGCCCACTTGAGCGACTCCGGCGGCGGGGCGGGCGCGAGAACCTTGACCGGCGAGGGCGGCCACTCCATCTCCAGCACGGCGCCCTTCCAGGCGAAGAACAGCAGCATGGCGGCCACGATGTAGCGGGGCTTCACTGGTCTGACCCTTGGACGAGGGCGTGAGTGATCGCTTCGATGGCCTTGCCAGCCTCGTCGCTGACGCCGCCCGTCTCCACGAGCCGGGCACGCACGCTCGCCAAGGCGACCATCGCGGCTTGGTAGGTCACGCCGGTACGGGCCGGGACAGCGGGGGCAGGCAGCCGCTTGAGGAGCGGGGCGACCTTCGGCCACAGCCCAACCAGGGCGGCGGCTCCGGTGCCGAGGACGCCGATGGCGATGGAGTCGATGGTCACTTGCGGCCCTCCAGCGTGGCGACGACCCAATCGAAGGCCGCTTTGCCCTCCGGCGTCTGCAAGATGGCCTCGACGTGGTCGAGGGCTTCGTCGTCCAGTTCGGTGCTCGACTTCCCTGCCGCCCACTTGAGCGCGGCGCAGATGGCGACGGCTCGCGAGTGCGGGTCGGCGGCCTCCGCGATGGCCTGGAGGCGACCAATCATCGGCGCCCACTCCGCGAACATCTTCAGTTTGTCGAGCAGCGGCATCCCGGCCCCGTAGACTTCATTTTCGTCCATCGCGATCCTCCTTGTGGCGGTTCAGAAACCGCTGGTACTCCAGGCTTGCGGTTCGGGCCTCGCTGGTCAGACAGCCCCGGCAGTAGGGCGTGTCTCGGACGCTGGAGAACAGCGGCGGGCTGTCGTCCCCGTGGCGAGGAAAGTCCCTCTGGTCGATTTCGTCGTCGTCAATCGGTGCCATGTACGACGAAATTCATGAGGTCATAGCAATCGGAAAACGCGGCCTCCACGATCTCCTTGGCCTCCGTCCGACTCATGGCGCGGTCAAACTTCCACAACTCGTCCGATGTCACGTCGTCACCCTGCCTCACCATGAGGCGGGCTTCCCGCGGCGCCACCAGTAGTCGTATTTCTGCCAGCATCCATGTCGCGCTCGGTAGCCTTATCTATCCTAGCACGCCACGCCCCAGCGAGGCGGGCTTCCCGCTCGGCCGGAGTCCATTCAGCGCGGATTTTGGCGGCCTCTCGGCGTATCTCGTCGCGAGTCGGCAGATACACGTCTGACTCAAGTCGGGCGGGCAGGCCCAGGCTGGCGGCAGCGGCCTCCAACTCGGCCGACGTGAAGCCCATCTCCTCCGCGATCTCCTCCATCGTGAGTTCCCCTTTCCATAGGTGGCGTATAGCCCGCTTCTGGTTGGGGGTGAGCGTCATGGAAGAATGGCGACGTATCTGCTCCCAGGATTGAGATAGAGTTGGTATCCGGCCGCCCTCATGTTCTTGTGCAACAAGACGTGCTCGCAATCGCTACCCTCGTACCGGACGCCAAGGGCGTAGAACGCATCGGCCGCGTAAACGCACAAGCCGCCAAACGCCGAATTCATCGGCACGGGCGGCGAGCCAATCGGCAGCAGGAGCATGTGAAACCACGCCATTCCGCCCGGCCCGCCCCTGCGATCCTCCCAAAAGTTCATCCGCGCGGCCCAGGCGTCGTACTGGGCAACCCCAGGACTGCCGTCGCGGCCTTTGCTGACAAACAGCGACATGCTCGCCATAGCGCCGGCCAGGGCTGGCTGGAGAGTGCTAGACCGCAGTTCACACAGCAGTCCGATGGAGTTCAGGATTCCGGCGGTGCTGAACCCTCCGTGCGGGTCGAGGTCGAGCACGATGACGTAGTCGGCGTCGGGGTGGTTCTTGATCGCCCAATCCCGGCAGCGGTTTCGGTATTCCGCCAGCCGCACCGTCCGCTCCGGCTCAAATCCACGAACGTCGGGGCGGTCGAGCGTGGCGTGCTCGGTCGTCACCCACGGCCGCGAGGCGGCGAACTCCTTGAGAACAGCGTCTGTCCCGTCGGTCGAATCGTTCTCAAAGACGTAGAAGACCGCCTCGCGAAACATGGCCGCCGACTCCTCGACCAACGCCAGGGTGTTGGTCAGGTGCGGCATCGCATCTCTCGCAATCGCAAGAAACACGACCTTCGTCCGAAGCGCCACGTCGCGGCCCACCGCGACGTGGCGCTCGTAGCCGTCAAGGTACTTGTCCTCGACCGGCCAGATGGAGTCGGCAGTTGTCATTCGTCGGAGTCCGCGCTTTCGTCGGATTCCGGCTCAACGGCTTCCGCCACGATGGAGGGAGCGAACATCCAGAAGTGCTGCGGGTGGGCGTTTTCCGCCGGGTGGCGAATGACCCGCACCTCGTCACGCCCAAGGCGCCGCAGTTGCGCGCCCACAGCCTCCCTCGTGTCGTGAATCTCCACGAGGAACCGCGTGCCGGCAAAGTGCTCAGGCGATGCGCCGGAAAGAACGGCCGCCTCCGCGCCCTCCACGTCGATCTTGACGAAGTCGATCTCGTCGGTGCCGAAATACTGCCGGCACACGTCGCGGAGCACGTCGAGCGACAGTGTCGTGACGCTGACGGTCTGCGCGACCGGAGCATCCTCCTGGCCGGCGCCACCGATTGGATGCTCGGCCAGAAGCGACGACTGCCGGGCGTCTGGTCGGAGGTAGAAGTCGGCCACGGCGTGCTTCTCGCCGGCCGCCACCATCATGTGATGGACGTTGCCGGGAAGGCCGTTCAGCAGTTCTCCGTAGGCCCGCGGGTCAGGCTCAATCGCCAGGACGTGGTCGAACTGGGTCGCCAGCCAGCGAGTCCACTCGCCAGTGTTCGCGCCGATGTCGATTGCTACGCGGCAGCGACCGGCGACCGCACGATCCGCGAACTCGGCCAGAAATTCTTCTTCCATCACTGTGCCTCGCACTGTGAAAGAAACGCTCGCACTTCCCCCGCGGAGCAACACACCGCGGTGTCGCACCCTGCGTCAGCCAACTGACGCAGACGGTGCTGTTGAATCTTTGTTGGGTGCTCCCCAGGCCGCTTGAATTCCATCCACGCCGCCCGTCCGTTCTTGATCGCCAGCACGTCGGGCAGCCCGGTCATCTGGTACGCGCCGCCGTGCAACTTGATCGCGAACCACCCCATCTCCTTGGCCGCCGCCATTCCCTTGGCGACGATTGTCTTCTCTAGCGGCTTCCGGCCGGCACCAGATACCCGCACGGCGTGAACCGGAACTCCGGCGGCGTCCACCTCTGACGCCGCAGCCCGACGCGCCTCTGCTCGCGCTCCTCTGGACTCCATGTCGCGCGAATCGCTGCCGCGCGGTCGTGAATTTCTTCGATTGAGGGGTCGGGCTGGTTTTGACGCTTGACGCGGCGCGGTAGCGAATACGCTCGCCCTAACTTCCACAGCCGCACGAGCGTGACGCCCAGTTCCTTTGCGACTTGCGTGTTTGTCTTCGTTTCGTCGTACCACAGTTCGTACAGTTTTTCGCGTGTGAAGTTCATGCTCACCTTCTCCTTGGTGTTGCGGAATAAGTAGCCAACCAGATCAAGCAATCGACAAGCGGGACGGGCGAGGCCCGTCAACGTGGTTCACGGGCGGCAGGCGACGACCGGAGTCGGCATGGCGGCTGCCCAGGCGCGAGGCCGCGACAATGCCGGCAGCGGTAGCGGCAACGGCGATCATCGTGAACAGGTCGCGGCGAATCACGGCAAGACTCCATTCCTGCGGGGGTCAATAGTGTCGCGGACGGTAGCCTACTGGTCAAGGTCTTTTTTCGGCTCGTGCTCGCCGCAGCCGGCCTCGCTCGACACGACCGGGAACCGCCACGGCTCGTCGGGGAAATTCCCCGGCCGGCAGGGCGGCAGCCGCCGACACTCCCCGACACCGTCGCCGGCCGGGCGGAAAAACAGGCAGTCTGCGCAGGTCATTTCTTCCTCGCCTTCGCGCGGGCCTTCTCCGCGATGTCCATCGCGATGGCGACCGCCTGGGGATGCGGCGTTCCGGCCTTCACTTCGGCCGAGATATTCGCCGCGAGGTTGGCCTTGATCGCCTTCTCGGTCTTGCCGCCTTTTTTGAGTGGCATCACGCTGCTCCTTGTAGCGCCTTCTCGCGGCGGGCCAATTCCACGTCGGAATCGACCATCATCCGCACGAGGCCGTCGAAATCGACCGCCGGCCACCACAGCAAATCGCTGCGGGCCTTGTCGGGGTCGCCCAGCAGGAAATCGACCTCCGCGGGCCGGTAATAGCGTGGGTCGATGACGACGAAGTCCTCGTAGTCAAGGCCCGCGTGGGCAAAGGCCCGCTCGCAGAACTCCCGCACCGTGTGCGCCTGCCCCGTCGCCACGACGTAGTCGCCGGGCGTCTCCTGCTGGAGCATGAGCCACATGGCGCGGACGTAGTCCCCGGCGAACCCCCAATCCCGGCGGGCGTCGAGGTTGCCCAGGTGGAGCGTCGATTGCAGGCCCGCCTTGATCCGGCCCACTGCCCGCGTGATCTTCCTCGTCACGAACGTCTCACCGCGGCGAGGACTCTCGTGGTTGAAGAGGATGCCGCACGAGGCGTGCAGGCCGTAGGACTCGCGGTAGTTCGCCGTGATCCAGTGAGCGTAGACCTTGGCGCACCCGTAGGGCGACCGGGGGTGAAACGGCGTGGCCTCGCCCTGCGGGGGCGGCGTCGAGCCGAACATCTCGGAACTGGAGGCTTGGTAGTAGCGGCAGCGGTTGCCAGTGGCGTCCTCGTAGTCGCGGATGGCCTCCAGCATCCGCAGCGCGCCGACCCCGGTGGCGTCGGCCGTGTAGACAGGCTGGTCGAAACTGACGCGGACGTGCGACTGCGCGGCCAGATGGTAGACCTCGTGCGGCGCCACGTCGCGGACGATGCGGCTCATCGCCGTGCCGTCTGCCACGTCGCCGTAGTGCAGTTTGAGGCGGTCGTAGAGGTGGTCGATCCTGGCGGTCGGGAACGTACTCGACCGTCGCATGACGCCATGCACCGCGTACCCCTTGGCGAGCAGGAACTCTGCCAAGTAGGAACCGTCCTGTCCCGTGATGCCGGTGATGAGGGCACGCTTGGTCACGAGTCACCGTCGATGTCGTAGGGCTGCGG